TTGTTCTTCCGATCATTGCCCCAAATCGCAATCTCATTGTTGTTGTCGTATTTCTTTTGTTCTGTCATAGGAATTTCTCCAGATTTTTACTTTCAGTTTCTATTTCCTTGCAAGCATCAATCACGATGCGTTCAAGCTCTTTGATATAATCCTCGTCACGCTCGACACGGATTAGTAATGGCGGCAGGGATGGATGGTAGGATAGGAAGTCCCACCACTTGCGGTTAGTTATCCACAAACATCCTTGCACTTGCGCCTTATATTCAGATGGAAGTTTCCCTGCACGGAAATACTTAACGTGCGTAGCAGGGGCCGGACATTTAATCTCCAGACCACCATCAGCATCCACGAGGCCATCGGGCGAGATTCCGCACTCATATTCATCATGCTTGCAGAACCCTATTTCTTGCACTGTGCAACTACGTTCAAACTCATAGAATGCTCGTGCGTCAGGCTCTAACTCTCTGCCTCGTTGCATCCACTCGTTATCGTACGTCGGTGGTATCTCACCAATGACCTTTTCAGCAATCAGTTGATTGACGTAGGTATCTCTCGATGTGCTTGGCTTTCCAGTAGACGTAATAAGTTTCGAGAAACCTGATCCAGATGGACAGCCCAGACGGGCCATCAACCATTCATCAGTGCCTTGCTCTGCTTCAATTATTCTCACGAGCTTCTCTCTCTTTCTTTCTGGCAATGTCTTCACGACACAACACAATGGCTTCCTGAACCCTCTCTAATACCATCGGCTTAGGCTCTTTCATCAACTCACTGCGAGCCTCAGTCAAAGCAAGGATGATGTGTTCTAAACCCTGAATCGTCATGTCAGGCTCCTTCCTTTTCGCTTGCTTTGCGTTTCAAGGCGGCAGTTAAGTTTTCAAACTGATCTGGCTTGATCGCATGCAAGTCGTTGACCTTCAACCACTTGTACAAAGCCAAAGTCTCATCTTTATCGAGTTTGGCTTTGTCAAACAGAGCGTCAATTTCATTCCTCTGCCTCTCTGTCAGAGTAGAAAAATCGCTTTGCTCCAACATATCAGCATCGTCACGTTCGCCAGAGTTGATCTTGAAGATCGTACGCATGGCAATCTTTTCGACATACGAAAGAGCTGAACCGGCAGACTGTGCGCCAGTGAAGAGAAGTGTGATTGATCTGCGGATCGGGAAATCCCAAGTCGCCCCATCTTTATGGATGATGGTGAATTGATATACCGCACGGTAGAGTTTGCGATCTTCGCTCAGACTGCTTTCTAACTCGTCAGGAATAATCATAATCCCTGCTTCGTTCATCAGCGGACGCATTTTCTCGTAATATTTATCGATAGAAACGTACTTGTACTTAGCGAAGTCGTTATTGGAGTCATAGCCCAAAGTGCCGATCTGCGACTGTATTTGGAACAGTGCATTAGCAATGACTTTTGGGCATTCATTAAATTGATGATTCATATTTTGTCCCCCTTTAGTAACCATCGAGGGAAAGATTATTCGCTTAATGTTACTTTGTCAACACTCGATGCAATATTGACTTTATATATTTTAGATATATATTCGAGGTGAACATCATTGAGACTACCCACTCATGTTCAGCCCGCCTCCCTCAGCGGGCTTTTTTTTAGCTGTGTGCCAAACCGACAGGGCAGATATTTCTTGCTACGACACCGTGATCGCCATTAAAGATCAATGAATGCATTTCCCTTGCGGCAAAGTATCCTGACTTGGCATGCCACGCATCTGATGGTGCTAGAGTATTGAAACTCTCCACTTTGCACCCGTTGTACTCCTTGAGGACTTTGTGGTGAATATGTCCAGTGAGCCAATGACGATGTAACGTCTGCCCCCAATCCTCTGCTTGAAGGTGAGCCATGATCTGAGGCAGGTCATCCATCTTTGCTCCGTCTCCGTGTGTTACCCCAAGTAACACTTTCTCGAACCGATAGAAATGATAGCTCGCAGGATCAACTCGAATATCGACACGAGGCTCATTGTCAAAGTACATTGATAGAGCTAATTGAATCCAGTGCGTCGTATCTGGATCATGATTTCCTGCGGCATTGATGACAGTAAGTTCTTCATGCTTTTCAAGCATTCTCTGTATGCCGTGAATCATCGCCCAGACAAATACTTTGATGATCCGGTAATACCGTGAGTCTACATCTAGCTCTGCCCCAGACCTCCTCGTGCGATTCGACGAATTGTCCGTATGAACGGCATCTCCGACATTGACAAATAGAGCTTGTTTAGTAGGCGGACTAGAATGCACCAGATAATCGACAGCACCTTGCATAACCCTGTACGCAATCTCCGAATCAAAATCATCGACTTGAGTCTCATCTTGATGAGCCAACATTCCAAAGTGAGCATCGCCCATAACATATGCCGTGAGACAGTCTTCCGTCGAGAAGCCAATGTGGTGGACTCTTTCTGAAGCTCCTCTGTATTGCTCCAACGCATCTCTGATGCCCTCTAATATTTGTCTCGCTTGTACTTCTTTATCTGCTTGGGTTTTGACCCATTGCATCATCTGACCTTTCTCATGATGATACAGGGTGCTTGTTCCCTTCAGGGTAAGTGATTCTGGTAATACATGAGTTAAATCATGCTCTGGCGAATATCCGCGTCTCTCAGCGTTTCTTTTAATGATCGCAATTGTGTTGCCAATAGTGCCATATGCTTTATCGAGTCGTCTTGCGGCCTCTCTCTGACCGCCCGAATCAATGACGGTCTGGATAATTTCTCGTTGACTGTCGGAATTGCAAAAGTCTAATAGGCGCGGATCGATTGACATGGTTCCCCCTCAATCGTCAATAACTCCAGATTGTCGGCCTTAGAAACCGATCAAACTCATTTGGTCTAATATTGTCTACATGAATGAACCGACCACCGCCTTTCTGGTTGACCCCGATTCCCGTAAATCCCATATTCATCGCTAAGGTTAGTAATTCAAATGCATTACCACGTTCCACCGCAATATCGACAGCGCGTCCCGTTGTGTGCGATCCACCCTTTCCTTGNGGNTTTTTTGCCTCGATTGGATGGGTTGGATGGCNNTATGCCGATGTCACGCGCATAGGTTTCGCATAGGCCGCACGAAGCTCTGTGAGCATTTCCATAAACCTTGCGTCCATCCCGTCCAATCCAGTATGAGAGCATCGCATCTCTTCCTTACTAAAATAAGGTGATTCCCAAGTCATTGATACTCCTTAATTATTTCTTTCTCATGACAGACCAACGAATCCCTAGACTTGCGGCAATCGCGCCTGAGAATAGGAACCAATATTCTGGCGGGGTTTTCTCAGACAAGAATGTCCACCCTTGTTCCACATAAGGTTGCGTCCACGGTAAGAACGCTCCGATGAACGGGAAGGTAACGATAAGTAGGGCAAACTCGTCTTTGAGGCTGTACTGCGTCTGACGCATCGCTTCCATGTCGTAGTTCGCCTCTGTCTCTGCTGACTTCTGGATTTGCGCGATCTGCGCTTCCGTTTTCGCGTACTCTACTCTCGCTTTTGACTGCGCTTTCTGCTTGCGCTCGCTCATATAGTCTGAAGCTAGGGATGTAACTCCTGATATGATTGCACTCCACATTAGTTTGTCTCCACTAGTAAATCGAATGCGGCTGTCACACGCGCATTGTTAGAACGCACTGTTGCTCTAACATCAATGTCAGACTTTTCAGGTATGCGTAAGGGAATACCGAAGTCATACATATATTCACCACCACTACCAGACACCTCGAATGAATGACCTACACGAAACGCTGACTCACCAAAGTAGCGAACAAACATATCACCAGTTGCGTCAGCTCCAGACTGACAGGTAGCTACCCCTTTCAATAGATAAGCTGTGTAACCTGCGGGAACAGTATAGACAGCCATCAATGTCTGACCTTTATTTGCACTGATCCGCAGGACTGTCGTGCCGCCCTTCTGCACGTTGATGTTCGCTACGTTAGTTGCTGATCCATTAGTAACGAAAGCTCGATATACACGAATAAAAGAGTTAGAAGTTGCTGTGGCTTCAGCACTAGAAACAGTCACATCTTCCTGAATTTCATCGTACGAAGCGTTCAATCCGATGATCCGGATGGTTTTGCCGTTGTCAGACGCATTGACAGCCGGTACAGATAGCGTTCCAGCAGAAGCAAAGGATGACCAAGGATAATTAGTGTCATTTACGTCCCAGACCGTCCCTGTTTGGTTTTGGCTCATTGCAGGGACAGCACCGAACTTGTGAACGTGCGAAAGGCCATCGTAGTGATTGGCAGAAACGCCTAATAGCCCCATTGGCAACCGGATAATGTCTTGAATCATGCTCATGCGTCATTCCTTAATACATCTGCCTGTATGCAGACTGCCTCATAGTTAATCTTGGGCTTGGGTGCTGATTGAATAAATACTTCTCGCGCCTCAAAGCAACTGTCCATCGATGGGTAAATTCCTTGCGGAGCGACAATATATCGATCCGCTTGCAATAAAATCACAAATAGCATCCACATACATCATCCTTTTGCCGCCGAAATTACGAATATAAAAGCAACGACAACAGCGATAGCCGCTAGTGATCCACCAACGATAATCGCAATGTCTTGTTGCATCTTTTGCTTCTTGATTTTAGCTTTGGTTTGGGCAATCTTTTGCTGTTTTTCTCGCTCGCGCCGATCTTCTACAAATTTTTGATATTGAGGCCAGTGTCCACTATATACCAGCATTTCTTTAACTTCAGTCCACTTCTGCTCTAACTCTACGTGAGCCGCGTACAGTTCTAAATCTGACTTGTCTGAGCCATTCGCAACCGCTTTCTCTATCGCTTGCTTAGCTGTCATCATCTTGCCGATGTTGGCAAAGATTGTAGATATTTCGCTCGCGTTTTGCGCCGCAGTTTTAACAACGGCATAACTCGCATTGAAAGCGGCGATTGCCGTTAAAGGATCCATCAGGTTACTTGCACAATCAAGGCAACCACAGCCCCGACAATGGCTAAGGTTGACCCCATCACCATTGCCTCAAGCCTCCAGAGTCGCTTGTCCAGACCTTCTAGCTTTTCTTGTACCGCCGTGTAGCGTATCGCACATTCTGCCTCGTGTTTGTCCAACTGACTCTGTGTGTCCATCACTCACCCCACGGCATACCAACAGATGATGTCGGGTTCTTGTCTTCCTCGATCTTGGCCTGTAGTGCGGCTTCAATCTCGTCAACCTTCTCCTGACCACCTAGAGCATTAANNACCCATCCCTTGACTGTTTCNTCAGTCAGATCGTCAAAGGCAATAAAGCCATCAGCATTCGGATCGCCAGTGACCGAAATTGAACCATAGGCTCCCTTTGAGTAGTCACCATCGACTAGATCAAAGCGGTAGTGGATGTTATACACAACACCGGATGGTAGTGTGCGTTCAAGTTGTGCGATTGTGAGTTCCATGGTCACTCCTGATTATCTAAAAAGGTCTGGTAGTTTGCTTTCACAGCGTCAGTGAACACTGCTGTTGCGATTGCTGACACCTCTGC